CGCTCCCCTCTTGATGATGTCTACGCGGACAGAAGCCTCCGGCACACCTACCAGACCGGTCGCTCTATTTACTGCCACCGTGGCGGCTTCCGGCTGAATGCGGCGTTCAGCGAGGGCATTGACGACTGCTATGTGATAAACCTTGACCGCAGAGGAGACAGGATGGACCGTCTGTATCAGACAACACCTGATCTCAAGGATCGTGCCACACGCTTCTCCGCCATTGAGGGTAAGAAGCTGGAGCTGACCCCGACACTGGCGCGCCTCTTCCGGCCGCACGACTTCATGTGGAAGAAGGCGATTATGGGCTGCGCCTTATCGCATCTATCCCTCTGGTGGAAACTGGTCAACGAGCACCAGGACATTAATACGTTTTTGATTCTGGAAGACGACGTGAAGCTGAAGCCCGAGTGGGAGGCTCGGTGGAAGGCGGCCCAGCCCCATCTGCCCGATGACTGGGACATTATCTATCTGGGCGGAATCCTGCCGCCGAATCGGGATGCTTTCGAGCACACAAAGGAGCGCGTGAACGAGCATTTCAGTCGCGTTGCCGATAACAATATCTTCGGCCAGTCGCCGCCGAATCGCTATTTCCACTGGTGCGCCTACGCATATGTCCTCTCGCGGCGGGGGGCGCAGAAGGTCCTAGAGGTGATGGCGGCCCATGACGGATACTGGACGAGTGCCGACCATATGCTCTGTAACCCGATTCATCACATTCGGATGTATTTCCTCGACCCACTAGTGGCTGGCTGCTATCAGGACGAGGACCCGAAGTATGCGAACAGCGCATTCAACGATTTCAATCGCGTAGACTCGTTCGACAGCGACCTCTGGAACAATGACGAGCGCTTCAGCAAAGAGGATGTTGAGCGACTGCTTGTGGAGGTCAATGGTGCGGAGGTGGACATTGCTGGGGCGTTGAAGCAGGCGCGGGAGATGTCTGCTAGTTCAAAGCCCTCACAGTCCCAGCTCCAGCCCGCAAAGATAACCCAGCCCCCCACGGGCTTCAAGCACCGCCTCCTCTGCCTTGAGGGTATGAACATCGATGTCAGCAAGCTCCACGAGAAGGAGTGGCTCTACGAGCTTCTCGGAAAGCCGACCTCCCTCCCTGTTGAGAGTGTGGCCATTTCAGCCCCGCCCCCTCTTAGGGGCGATACACCCATCCTCATTGTCATGCGCCCCTGGCCGCATAAATACAATGTCCTTCTTCAGCGCTGGTCCGACGCAGGGGCCAAGTTCTACGTGCTCCATCTTAGCGACGAGCACGGAACCGACGACCTCTCCTTCTACGATTTCCCCGGTTGTGTCAAAGTCGTGCGGATGTATGACCGATCCGATCTCACCGCCGAGCAGCGGGCCAAGTGTGTTATTGTCCCTCTCGGTTACCACTGGACTCTGCGTGGCGGCGGCTGCCCTATGCCTCTGGAGAGAACGCCGCGTCTCCCTTTCCGCAACACTCGCTGGTCTTTTTTTGGAACAAACTGGCGCGGCCGTGACCAGAAACTTGCGCCAATTATGGGATTCGGCCCTAACCGCTGTAAACTCCTAGAGGGATGGAATGCGCCGGATATGGTCGGTTACGATGAATATATCGGGACACTGCTTGACACCGTCTTCGTCCCGTGCCCTGGAGGGCAGAATGCGGAAACATTCCGATTCTACGAGGCCCTAGAGTGTGGGTGTATTCCGATTGTTGTCCGCGAGCCTGGCGACGAGTTGTTTGTTAAATATATAACAAGCAACATGCCGATTCTGCCGGTGAATTCGTGGACGGAGGCTGCTGGTCTGATGAGCCAGCTCTATGCGGACAAAAACCTCCTGGAGAACTACCGCACAAATCTACTTATGGGTTGGCGCGCCTGGAAGGAGAAGCTTGTGGCGGAGGTGCGGACTGCCTTTCAACTGGGTTGAAACAGCCAAACAGCCGCGCCCACATTCGTTGCCGCCAAGTCTGCGGCGCGGCCGTAACCACAGGTTCAATCGCATTCCACTCATCTATTGTATACCGATCCCCCATAGACACATTACACCTCGCGCAAAGAGGGTATAGATTACTAATCACCAGAGTTCCACCCTTTGACTCTGGAATATTGTGACCACACTGAAAATCAAACGCTGTAATTGTATTCTGACACCAAGATGTATAACATTTATGTTCGAATACACGACCACACCGTTTGACCCAGACTGCTTCCCGTATGGCGGCAGGAATCTTCTGTTTTCTGTATTTTTCCAACTTCGCAGATGCGGTAGGCGCGTCCATCTACTTTGTTTATAAATTACGTTTAAAGCCAGCGCATGTAGTGTAAGTCAGAAAGATGTCTGATGGCCCCGCATACCTCCGCACTCTAGAGTCGCAGCTGAACCTCTCCAATATTGGCTTCGGCACGATGTTTACGAGTAATTCCGTGCCTAATTCCGTTCCTAATGCCGCGTCTGCGACCACGGCCGCCCCTGTTGTAATCTCCGACGTTCCAGTGCGGAAGCTGAAGTTTATGCTCGTCTCCACCCACCTCCACCAGTTCACTGGATATTCCAAGGTCGCCCACAATCTTGTCAACGAGCTGGTGAAGAACCCGTGGCTCTCTCTGACTCATTTCGGTTTCCAGAGACATCCGCAGACTCCGCCCGACTTCCGCGCCTACCCCGACGGTGTAGACGTGATTGACGCCGCCGCGCTAGAGAAGCCGACACAGCAGGGATTCGGTTTCCAGGCCCTCCCCGACGCTATCCGCCGTAGGGAGCCCGAGGTCATTATGATTTACAACGACATGTCAATCGTGGCGCGCTTCCTAGAGGAGATTCGCAAGTCCGGCATTCCCCGCACGTTCAAGATCTGGATTTACGTTGACCAGGTCTACACGACCCAGCTCCAGATGTATCTTGATATCATCAACCGCGACGCGGATCGCGTGTTCGCCTTCACGCCCTTCTGGAAGCAGTGTATCAAGGACCAGGGTGTAACGCGCCCTATTGACATCCTGCTCCACGGTTTTGACCCTAAGAAGTTCTACACCGTGCCTCGCGAGCTGGTGCGGAAGAACATGGGCCTCCCCAACGACGCATTCCTTTTCTTGAGCATGAACCGCAACCAGCCTCGCAAGCGGTATGATCTCCTCGTGATGGCGTTCGTTGAGCTGGTCGTGAAGTATCCGACGAAGCCGCTCTTCCTTCTCTGTATTTGCGACAAGGGCGAGAAGGGTGGCTGGTGGGTGTTTGAGATCTTCCAGCGCGAGCTCAAGATGCGCGGCGTCAGCGTGGAGCACTACGGTAATCGGCTCATGCTAAGCTCTAGCGACATGAACTTCAAGGATGAGGACATCAACATGTTCTACAATGCCGCGGACGTGGGCATCAACACGGCGGACGGAGAGGGCTGGGGTCTCTGTAACTTTGAGCAGATGGGTGTCGGCGTTCCGCAGATTGTCCCTGACGTGGGTGGCTTCAAGGAGTTCTGCCTGCCGAATAACTCCGTGCTCGTCAAGCCGAAGTATCGCTACTACATGCCGACCGCGTTTTCTCCGGTAGGCGGCGAGGCATTTGCGTGCGACCCGCACGATATCTGCCTGGGTATGGAGGAGTATGTGCTGAACACGGAGAAGCGGGAGGCGCACGGTAAGGCGGCGAAGGAGAAGGTCCTCTCCTATACGTGGGAGAAGGCGTGCTCGCCGCTTGTGAAGCAGCTGAAGAGGGTGTTTGATGATCGGGACGATTAATTCTACACCACATTTAGATGAAGGGAAACGCACTGCTTATAACATCTATTCTCCTCTTACTCGCGGTTCTTGTTCTTTCCCGGCTTTACCCAATTGGTGAAGGATTCCAGGCGGCAAAGAGCGACCTGTGTGGTATTCTGACAAAGGGCAAGGCGGATATCAGCACACAGCTTGACCAGGCGAATTCGCTCATCAACGATGCGAATACTCAGCTCACGAAGATAAAGGCGTCCTTGGATGATGTATCAAAAATGGCAACCTCTTTTTCGTGCTGAGTCGCGAACATTTCATATAACTAAGTAGTAATGCGCAGTCCCAAGTCAATGCTCTACATTGTGATCGCCCTCGCTTTTGCTGCGCTCCTTTATGTTGTGTATGTATACAGAAATAACATCGATCCGTTTGAGAATAAGGAGGTCATGAGCCACTTCCAGAACATGACAACTGACCAGAAGGAGATGGTATGTAAGACACTGAATGAGCAGATTGCCTCGTATACGAATCAGATGAATAACGCTACACCTGAGCAAAAACAGGAAATGTTGAAGGATCTTGCTCCGCTACAGAAGACTTCAAGTTCATATGGGTGCTAAATAATCTATTCAAGTATCAGAAACTATGCGCGTAGACGTAATTAAAATTGTCATTTTGGCCTTTTTAATTATTATATCAATAGGAGTGCTATCCTATATAAAATCGCAAAAGAAAAAGCTACAAAAAGTCATTTTCGAAGGATTCGATGTAAATGCACCTATGCCCCGCGACTTTGATAACAAAACTCTAGAAGACTCGCAACTCTACGGCAGTATTCCGCAAGGCGCCACAATTTCCATCTTCCACAAGGCTGAA